GTGCTCAGCGTGCCAACGCTCGCCTGGAACACGCGCAGCGTCTCATTTACCGCCGCGCTTCAAAACGGCTACTACGTCACCGTGGCGGGGATTACCGCCGCACTGCCCTCCGGAAGCGCGGACGGGGATCAGGTGCTGCTTCTGAGTGGCCTCTCCGGGACTGACACGTTTAGCATCGTGCCCGCAGCGGGCCAGACGATCATGGGCGACTCCGCACTCAAAGTCGATCGGCCCTATGCCGGCCTGACGCTGATCTACTTCGCTGCGACTTCTGACTGGAGGATCTTCTGATGCAGAGTCTGACTTCGCTCTTGGGCGGCGGCGGACGTTATTCGCGGTTTGAGAAACTCACAGGCTCTGGCCTCTGGGTTCCTCCGGCTGGGGTGCAACTGCTTCACGCCACACTGGTCGGCGCAGGCGGCGGCGGGGGTGTGCTCGGCGTTGGATATTCAAGCATGGGCTCGACTCTCCCGAACCCTGGGTACTTCTACAGTGGCGGGGGCGGCGCATACCTGGAGTTCGACTACCCAGTTTTGGACCGTGCCTCGATTGCTTACAGCGTCGGCGCGGGTGGGGCTGGGGCTACCGGCGTCGTCGCGACTGGTAAGACCACCGGTACTGGAACGTCGGCGGCAAACGCTATTGCTACCAGTAATTTCGACGCTGTCTGGCCGGTCCCAGCTTCGATGGTGACCGCACTCCAGGCAGCACACTGTCCGGTGGCCTTGTCGGTCAGCGCAGATTCGGCGGTCGGGTCGAATACGATTACCTTCAGCGCGGATCCAGCCGCCTTGGGCGTTCTCGTTGGGTGGAACGTGGGGACCTCGTATGCGGGTTCGTCGGTGGGGGTTATCCAATCCATCAGCGGAAACACGATAACTCTTGTCGGCACCCTCGCCACCGCAGTAAGCTCGGGCGTCAAGCTGTGCATGTATTATGTACCATCTTCATATGCGGGCATCATGGCGCAGTTCTACGAACCATCCACCGGCCATGTCTTTGGGCACATAGCAATCGCATCTGCCACAAATCTTATTGCATTAAGCATTCCGGCAGCGCCAGCGTCAGGCGACAAATCAAGCGGGCTCGATGTCATCGCTTCCATCGCGCATTATGTGGGCGACAACGGCGGCGCGACGACGTTCGGGGAATACACTGCGGGCGGCGGATCCGGCAGCGGAGCCGGTGGCACAGCCGGTGTCCCTGGATTGCAGGTGATGACGTTCCAGTCGAGCAGCAACTTCCCTTATCAAACATCAGGCGCAGCGCTTGCGGGAAACGGCACCGGTGCCTTGGTGAGTACCTATCCCGCGTCCACTTCTGGTGGTCGAGCTGGCGGAGGGTTTATGTCTGCGGGATTCGGTGTCGGCGTACCTGGATCGAACGGGAGCGACGGAGGCCCTGGTTGCGGTGGAGCCGCGAGCCTTCCTACGAACTCTGCGGACCCGGTCCCGGTCGGCGGCAAGGGCGGGGACGGTCTGCTGATCATTTTGTACTGAGGAGAGAGATCTTTGCAATTCGTCAAGTCCGGGGATAATACCTACCAAATCGTCGAAGGGCAGCGGTGTCTGATCGACTCAAACGACAACTACAACGTGAGCGCCGATGGCAGCGAACTCATCCCTAAACCGCACCGTCTGCTCACCAAGCTACAGTTCCGCTGCCTGTTCACCTCAGAAGAGCTGATCGGACTCGACAATCACGCTCAGAACGCTACGCTCACAGCTGATCGGCAGGCCGCCATGGTGACCGTCATGAAGAACTTTGATGCCGCCAGCTTCATCGACCTGTGCGATCCGCGGACCGTCGAGGGCGTGCAGTACATCGAGTCGATCGGCCTGATTGCTGACGGACGCTCGGCCCAGATTCTCGCAACCAACGCATAAAGCCATACGCCGCCTGCCGCCCGTCCTCCCTGGTTGCCGCCCGCGGGCAAGCGCGAGGGTGTGCCGGTTCACGGCTCGTCGCAGCTTCAACTCATCGTCTTCTGGCCGGCCCGAACCGGCGTAAATCACTCAAAGGAGAAACTCTCTTATGCCAGGAAATCAGTTCCTGCACGGCGCCGAAGTTCTGCAAATCGACACTGGCTCGCGGCCGATCACCACTCCTTCCTCAGCCATCATTGGTTTGGTCGGCTCCGCGCCGTTCGGTCCACTCAACACGCCTACGCTCATCAGCGGCAGCCAGTCGCTCGCCACGCAGACCTTTGGTGCGGCGGGCTACGGCTTCACGCTTCCCGACGCCCTGAAGGCGATTTTCGAGCAGTGCGGCGCCCAGGTCGTCGTCGTCAACGTTGCGGATCCGGCAGACAACACGTTGCAGACCACCGTCGCTGCTGCTGCGCAAACCTTCAGCAGCACGGGCAAGATCCAGCTTCCGCACATTGCGGCGTCAGCCGTCGCGCTGACCGGCCCGGTGACCGCGCCGATGACCTTCCAGGGCGCGGCGTTGCCACTGCCCACGGGCTCGACCGCGCCGGTGGTGAAGTCGGCCGATGGCACAAAGACCTATGCGCTCACCACCGACTACACCTTTGCCGGCAACACGATCACGCAGGTGGAAAGCGGCAGCATGACCGCCGACCAGGCTGTGCTGGTGACTTACACAATCACAGGAATCACCGCCGGAACCGACTACACCGTCGACGCGAAAACAGGCCTGATCTTGCTCATTTCTGGCGGCAAGATCGCGGCGAACGCGACATTGAACGTGGCCTACAGCTACCTTGATCCGACCAAAGTGACGCAAGCGATAGTTGCCGGTGGCACCGATGTCACCACGGGCGCCTACACCGGCGCACAGGCCCTGCTCGCGGCAGCGAGTGCTGCCGGTGTCACGCCGCGCATTCTGTGCGCTCCGGGCTTCACCGGCATCAAGACTGGGACGACCGCCAACGCCGTCCTCGCAGCACTGTCGACCGTGGCGGACAAGCTGCGCGCCATCGTGGTCGCGGACGGGCCCAGCGCGGCGAACGGCCCGCTCACTACCGATGCGGCGGCGATCAGCTTCCGCAACGACTGGGGCTCCAAGCGCATCTTCCTGGTCGATCCCGGCGTGATTCGCTTGAACCCGGTCACCAATGCAAATGACACGCAGGCGGCCTCTGGCTACGTTGCCGGCCTGATTGCAAACCAGGACGCCACCAATGGCTTCTGGTTTAGCCCTTCGAACCATGTGCTCAACGGCGTGCTCGGCACCAATCGCCCCGTGGACTTCGCCATGGGTGATTACACAAGCCGCGCGAATCTGCTCAACCAGAACGACATTGCGACGATCATCTACAAGGACGGTTACCGGCTGTGGGGCAACCGAACCTGCTCGGCCGACCCGCAGTGGAGCTTCCTGTCGGTGGTGCGCACCGCCGACATGATCAACGACGCGATCCTCGCGAGCTTTCTCTGGGCGGTGGACCGCAACATCACCAAGACCTTCCTCACCGATGTCGTCGATGGCGTCAACTCCTACCTGCGCGGCCTGAAAGCCCAGGGCGCCATCATCGACGGCAGAGCCTGGGCCGATCCGGAGCTGAACACACCGGCGACAATCGCCTCGGGGCAGATCTACATCGACTTTGATTTCGCTCCGCCCTATCCGGCTGAGCACATCACCTTCCGCTCGATGATCAATGACAACTACCTTACGGAGGTGACCGCGTAATGCCTTATCCGCAACGTCTGCAGAACTTCTCGGTGTTTGCCGACGGCAAGGGCTATGTGGGCCTCGCGCCCGAGCTCAATCTGCCGAAGGTGACTTCGAAGACGGAAGAGTACCGCGCCGGCGGCATGGACACGCCGGTCGAGGTGATCACCGGCACGGAGAAACTGGAGTGCTCCTTCACGCTGGCCGAGTACAGCGCAGCGGTGATGGCGCTGTGGGGTATCACCACCAGCGCGGAGACGCAGTTTACTTTCCGCGGCGCCGTGCAGCGCCAGGGCGAGGACGCGCAAGCGATTGTCGCTACCATTGGCGGCCGGATCAAAGAACTCGATCCGGGCACGTGGAAGGCAGGCGATCAGGCGTCGCTCAAGGCCTCTATTGCGGTGACCTATTACCGGCTCAGCGTCAACGGCGCCGACGTGATCGAAATCGACGTCGTCAACATGAAGCGCATCATCAACGGCGTCGATCAACTGGCGAGCCAGCGCGCTGCGCTGGGCATCTAGGCATTCCTGCAACCATAGCGGGCCCGATTCGGGCGGGATGTCCGGAGCTAACCATTCACTCTTCTTGGAGATGGGGCGGCATTGCGAGCCGCCCCGCTTTTTTGGCAGGATTCCATGCAGCAAACTGAAACCACAATCAAACTCGACTTCCCGATAACCTCCGGCGCGCAGCTCATTCAGGAAATCACTCTGCGCCGGCCCAAAGTCAAAGACACCCTTGCGGCCCAGAAAGCGTCAGGCAGCCAGGCCGAGCAGGAGATCCGGCTGGTAGCCAATCTCGCGAGTCTCACACCGGCCGAAATCGAAGAACTCGATGCCGCCGACTATGCGCGCGTGCAGGCGGTACTCGCCCGTTTTTTCTCCCCGGCGCCGCGGAACTCCGCCAGAGCGTAGTCTTTCTCTCGAGTGTGACTGGCTGGCCTCTCTCCGAACTTCTCGATCTCTCAATCGAAGACTTCGGCGACTGGTGTGAAGCCGCGCGATCCCTGCACGAAACGCTGATCCCCCAAAGCTGATGCCCACTCCCAACGCCAGTGTCGTTGTCAAAATCGGTGCGCTGATGGATGCGACCGTTGGCTCTGTCTTCGGCAAGACCACGTCTGGCCTCAAGAAGATCGGCGACACGATGAAGGAGCTGGCGTCGCGCTCGCAGGAGTTGAAGCGGCTCAACGCTGCGACCGTGCGCCTGAGCGAGTCTGTCGAAGCGCTCAAGGTGCGCTACGACAAGCAGAGCGCAACGCTCGCCAAGGCAGAGGCGTCCTTCGCCAAGGTCAAAGAGAAGACCGCCGCGGCCGGCAGTGCGGACGAGAAGCTCGCCGCCCAGCTTACGCGTGCGGACGAAGCAGTCACGCGCGCCCGGGCCAACCTCGACCGTACGAACCTCAGCCTGACGAAAGCCAAGACGGACTACCGTGAGGCCTCCGCGGCGGCCGAGAAGTTCCGGGCGGTCAATCAGCATGTGGAAGCCTCACTCGATCACCTCGGCGCGGCGATGAAGCGTTACGAAGGCGCGAGCGCGGCCCGTCAAAAGAACCAGGCCCGTCGTGCCCAGTGGCGTGCAGCCATGGTCGAGGTCGGTATCCTGGGCGCCGCTGTCAAGCGCGTCTTCGACAAGGCCAGCGAATCGGAAGACGCGAAGATCCGCCTGGGCTTTGTGCTGCGCGGCGACAAGCACCAGATCGGCGGCGTTATCCGGGAAACACGAGCATTTGTCCACGAAAGCTCGGCGACCATGCCCGAGATGCTCGCCATTCAAGGTGCGCTCAACCGCGAAGGCCTGCAGGCTGAGGAAGCGCTGCTCGCTTCGAAGACCGTGCACATGGTCTCAAGAGTCACGCAGCAAGACGCGGCCGAGACGGCCAAGGCCATTGCGGGCATCTACAACACCGCCGGATTGCAGATGGTGGGCTCAACGCAGGAGAAACTCTCGCGCATCGGTGACCTGGCGGCGGCGCTGCAGCAGAACTTTGCGATTGAAGATATCGGCGGCCTCGGCTCCGGCCTCGCGAAAGCGTTGCCGCAGGCGACCATGGCGCGGGTCAGCTTTGAGCAAACCAGCGCTGCCATCGGTGCGCTCACCCGCTACGGCATCGATGCCGGCTCGGCCGGGCAGCAGATGAGTGCGGTGCTGCGCAACTTAACCAAGGCCTCGCAGGCGCTCGGTTTCCAACTCGTTCACGATGCGAAGGGCAACCTCGGCTTTGAAGGCACCATTCTCTCCATGAATGCCCGCTTGAACCGGATGGGCGGCCTCGAGCGCAACCGGGATGCGCTGACCAAGGCATTCACCCGGCGCGGCGCCGATGCTGCTTTCTATCTCTCGCGCGCTGCGGCTACCGGCGAGTTGGTGCAGGCGCAGGAGTCGCTCGCCGGAAGCATGGGCCGCGTTCGGAAGGAATACGAAAAGCTCGAAGCTTCGCCCAAAGAGCGCTGGGAGAAGGCCGTCAAGAACATCGGGATGATCTTCAATCCCATTGGCCTGGCAATGATGCCGGCCGCCACGGCGGCGCTCGAAAAGGTAGAAGGTGTGTTCACCCAGCTCGGGAAGTTCTTTGAGAAACATCCGACCGCCGCAAAGTGGATTGGCGGCCTGAGCGTTGCGGCCTTGGGCCTCGGCGGTGCGATCACCATTGTCGGTTATGCCATGACGACGATTCTGACGCCGTTTCTGAAGTTGAAGGAGCTGACACTGCTGTGGAAGCTGCGCAGTCTGGAGACGACCATTCAACTCGGCGCACAGACTGTCGCAACGGGTGAGGCTGCTATCGCCACAGACGGGCTGGCTGTCTCGGAGACGGAGGAAGTGATCGCTGCGAGGGCTGCAAATGGCGCGATGGTTACGCGGATCGGACTTCTGGGAAGGCTCAAAGGTGCGTTGCTGGGCATCGGAGACGTTCTGGCGGGCTCCGCATTGCTCAGCGGGCTGCTGGTCGGCGGACTGGGCGCCGCGACGGGCGCCGCGATTGCCTACGACCAGCAGCAGGAGTTCCAGGCCGCGACCGACGAGCGGATGAGACGCTGGTCCGGCACGCACATCGTTCTGAACCACGGCACGCCATCTCCCGGCGCGGCGATGGAGGCTGCGCAGCTTCCGGGCGGCCACGCTGTTTCAATGGCTAAACTAGCGGCGCTCCACACCGGGCTCGAAGGCATGATCCAGATCGGGCAGCCGAAGAAGATGGCGAAGGGCGGCATCGCTACCAAGCCGACGCTCGTCGAGGTGGGCGACGCCGGTACGGAAGGGATTGTCCCGCTGCCGCGCAACTTCCGGCAGGGTCTCGGCAGCACCACCATCACGGTCCATGCGCCGATCACCGTTCACGGCGTCACGGAGCCGCGTGCGGTTGCCCTGCAGGTGCGCGCGGAGCTCGAGCGCGCGGTGCGCGAGGCAGAAGCGCGCCGGCGCGGAGGAATGCACGACTGATGGCCACAGACGTCATGATGCAACTCGGGAACTTCCAGTTTTCGATCAATACCGCTGCCTATCAGGAGCTTCGCCGTAATGTGGAATACCGCTGGGCCGAGCTCGGCAGGATTGCGCACCGGCCCTCGCTTCAGTTTGTCGGTGTGGGCCGCGACGAGATCGAGCTGCGTGGGGTAATTCTGCCCACCTTTCAAGGCGGGATCCACCAGGTGGACATTCTGCGCAGCTACGCCCAGAAGGGTCGGCCGCAGACGCTCACCACCGGCCGCGGCGAGAACTGGGGCCCGTGGTGTGTGCTGGCAATCAGCGACGAGCAGCAAGCCCTGACCTTTAAAGGCACGCCGCTCAAGATCGAGTTCAGCTTGCGGCTGGGCTATTACGGTCCGGACGACGAGAGCACCGGATCCAAGGGCTACGTTTCCTCGACGTGGAACAACCTTCTGGGCAAGCAGGGCGCGACGCTGATCACGCCGCCCGATATCGCGACGGCAATGCCTGGTGTCTTGCCGCCGGTCACGACATCGCAACTCGGTAGTCTGGCACCCGCACTCGCTGTTGCCAAGATTCCTCCCCAGGCTGCGGCGTCGACGCTCACCAAGGCAATCCAGCGGGTGCAACTCATTCAGAAAGATGCGACA